ATGTAGAGGTATGCTCTCTCTGAGCACTGGTTGGCTATGTAGATAGCCAAGTCATTTGTGTCAGCTGCCGTACCCTTGACCTTGGCTCTAATCAAAGAACCAGAGTCAACGACAAGGTTTGAGTTGACAGAAATATTCAGAGGGCTGCTGAGAACACCAGCGCTCGAAAGGCTCAATGTTGCTCTTACGCTAGCCATTATTATTCAAAAATAACCAGGTACTCAACAGTCAATGCTGTCGCGACACTAGGAGTCACCTTAATGTCTTGATCTCCATTGAATGGAAGCAAAGCCCAGTCTCCAGCATACAATCTACCCAGAAGCTGAGCTTCAACAGTAATAGCAATGTTCTCTGTAGCAACAGTGCTAGTGTTTCTGATGTAAACCTTGTGAGCTTTGTCATCAGCATAATCACCCTTGGCAACCAAGGTTGCAATACTAGTAGATGTGTATGTCTTGCGACCAACGCCAGTGGTTTGATCCAAGCCCGTCAACGTACCAGCCTTAGTCAAGGTGGAAGTTGTAGACAAAGCCAAAGCATCCCCCGTGAGATCTGAGCTGGACAATGTAAGAGTTGCAGTTGTTGTAGCCATTTGTATTAGTTGTTATTCCGCAAATATAGGTATTATTTATTTTTTCTTCTTCTTGCCCTCACCCGCTCTAATCTTTGCCGCTTCACGTCTTCCAAAGGCCGACTTCACTCTAGCCATAGCCCATGCGTGCTGAGAAACCTTAGGTCTGTTGCCTGAGCTCATGTAAGCGGCAAGGCCTCTGCGATAGACTTGTTTTTGTGCAGCATCCAAACCAGCCATGCCGCCTTTCTTCATCACTTTCATATCTTATCTCTTTGCGCCATAAGCCTTTTCAATCGAGCTGCAACGGCAGGTGGGAATCCTTTCTTTTTTCTTTTAGCTTTTGTGCCTCTATGCTTTTTGTAGATGTCAGCAATTTCCTGCATGAGTCTTTTCCTCTTAGCTACGTCAGCACTGCCACGAGTGTATTTAGGGTTGAACTTCATCCCTTTCTTCGCAGACTTAGGCTTCTTGCCCGCTTTCTTCATGGCGATAGCAATAGCGGCTTGTTGTGCTGGAGACTTCGCCATTACTTTTTCTTTGGATGGTCAGCCATTTTAAACTTCGCTTTCTTCACAGCGCCAGGATGAGGGGCGTAGTCACCTTTCATCAAATAGTACCTGCCACCCTCTTCCATCCAGTGAAAGCCTTTCGGCGGATCTATCGACATGGTCTTGTTGGTGATGGAGAACTTAGCCCCCTTTTTTGCCTTGATGGTCTTCATTACCACTTAGTTTTATTGGCCCAGAAAGCTGCGCTCATCTTGCCCTTGGCTATATTTTTTTTATGTCTAGCCTTAAAGCTAGCTCTTTTCTTTTTCATGCGATCGCTCTCCCCCTTCTTAGGCTTTCCTGCTGTTTTGGCACCTTGTTGGCCGTAGCGGATAAGCTTTACCCTGTCTCCTTCTTTGGCAAGGACGATATGTGACTTTTTAGGATGGCTGGGTGTACGCTTTGGTTTGTTGACACCAGCTAGCCCATGCTTTTTCAGCATGCGCTTGATCCTGTTTCTCATACCTTCTTTACTCACAATACAAATATAATAGGTACTTTGCTAAGGACGGATATAGAAGATAAAGCAGGGGAGGTTACCGATACACTCTTAGACTGCGTGCTAAACGAAGCTTGAGTTGATCCAGAAACACTAACCGTTACAGAAGTGCCTGCCGTTGTGTTTACTGTTACAGACATTAAACGTCGAGGTTAGAGATGTCCTCGTTGACGATAAATCTTCCTTCAAGTATAGTTGTAGAGACATCACCAACTATTTGCTGGATGTCATACACATATCTCCCAGGCGCAATCCTAGCCATGATGGTGTCCGAAGCAGAGAAGGTGGCGTTGCCGCTGTCATCAATCGTAACGGTGAAGTTGTTGGCTCCTACGTCTGTTACAGCTGACTTACCCTTGGAGGCCGTGCCAAGAATAAGCTTGCGGCTTCTATTTGCACCAGACCTACGACCCCTAACCTGCATTAAAAACTCGTAGCCAGATGTGCTAAGAGTCAGCGCCGTGCCAGCAGAATCTTTTAGCAACAGGCCTAAGTTAAAAGTATCACCTTTCTTACAGGTAATATCTAACTTCTCTGATACATCTAGGTTTAGTTTACTAGCCATTGTTATAACATTTCACTTATATCAAATCCTGCTTCAGCCTCTTCCAGTTCACCCCTATCGCCTTTTCTTTGTGAGATAAGCTTAGACTGCTTGGCAGCTTGCTTGTCCACCCTATCGTCCTTTCTATCTTCTTTTAACACTTCTATTTTCTCCTTAAATTCTTGATCATCTGTCTTGAATCCAAGAGTAGCCTGCGCTCTAATAAGCTCTATTTCTTTTCTAAACTCATGCTTAACCCCTTCAAGCTGAGCCTCAAGTTGATTCTTCATTTGCATCTCCTGAGACTTCAGTTGAGCCTCCATCTGCATCTCCTGTTGTCTAGCTTGGCTAGCTGACATAGCCGCCTGCTGCGCCTGTTGAGCCTGCATCTGAGAATTTTGCATAGCCATCTGCTGTTGCTCCTTCATTCTCTTCTTTCTCCTAACAATCAAAAGACGCTCTGCTTGATTGATATCCTTAAGATCTCTAATCGCTATCGCATCCTCAAGGTCAATTTCTTTTTGACTAAGGGCCACTTGAATGTTTTGTTCCAGATACTGCTTCTCCTCATCCTCCATCTCTTTGTAAACTTGCACCCCAAAATTATACATGGGCAAATCACTAAAAGATGAAAGGACTTTCATGTTGGTGTCCCCAATAGCGTTTTGGTAAACCTTCATGAGCACAGAATCATCTGGGATGATTTGAATGCACTTAACTATATCCTGACAAACTTTTTTAAACAACATCATAGCTGCGTTGGTGATGTCGTAGATAGCATTGTTTCCTGCAGCGATAGCCTGTTGTCTTACACCAACCAAAGAGTCTCCCTTAGGAGAGCTTGCATCCATGGCTTCGTTGATTCCAGTGGTGTCTCTAATCAACCTGAGGTAGTGATTATACAAACCAATAAGCTCGTTGATGTTTCTAATACTGTTGCCTATCTCACGAACTGGAGGGTTTTGAAATCCACCCTCTGGATTTTTGCTTCTGTAATAGAAGACACCAGTCTGCTCATAAATGTCATGCAGCTCTAAGGGCTGAAGCTCACCACCTTTTCCGAGCTGTACATTTTCCAGACCTTCAATATCGATAATCAGGCCGTCAGGCTTAGCTTTAGCAATAGCCTGCTGGAGCTTAAGATGTGTGATCTGCAACATATCTGCAAAGCCAACACAGCTGTCAACCATAGACTTAGGCATATTGTCCATCAAGTTGGTTGCCACAGGAGAATATGACAGCCTGCACTTAGACAAGTCGTGAATGTTCTTGGGTACATTAGCCACTTTCCCGTAGTTGAGAATGTAGTTGGTCCCCATAACATACATCCCTCCATACAGCATCTCCATCTCCATCTTATGAGGCTTTCTCTCAAACACAGATCCTTGACGCTCCTTGAACTCAAAACCTTGGAAAAAGAATCCTACATTACCATGACGGTTTTCTTTTTCTTCAAAGTGCATGCAATCAACAGATATAAACTCAAAGTCCATGACTTGCACCATGTATTGACTGTAGTCTCTACTTGAGTTGTAATCTCTGTAGTCATTGTACGGGGCGTACTTGTCAGCTTTCTTTGATGCAACCTTCAATATCTTTTGAAGATCCTCGTCAGACAGTTCGTTTCCAGCCAACCTTTTCAACTCACTAACTGTGATTTCCTTTATGTGTCCAGCATAGACAATGTCCTCAAAAAACGGGTCTTCTGTATACCCGTGAATAAACATGGCTGGATCTACATACTCGGTCTTGATACCATAGTTGGGATCGTTGTTTCTTTTAACAACAGCCATACCAAGCGCAGCAAGATCATTAACACACCGCCTGTATGTGCCATCGTTGAAGTTGTTCCATGACAAGGTCATGTTTGTTGCAACCTGGGCTGCAATTTCAGCATCAGTCTTAATGTTTGTTTCCAAAAAGATATCTGCCTCTTCAAGAGAGTCTGGAAGCTGATCGGGATCTACATCCAGCATCAGTCCACCAGTTTGTTCTTTTAGATCTTGTAGATCTTTTTTTATAGCGACCTGAGTTCTAATTCTCTGCTTCTGTTTGTTTTTTTCAGAAGAAGACAATGGATCAACTGCCTCAAGATTTGGATAAGGATTCCTAGATAGAATCTTATTGACTACAATCCGAACGAACTTTGGAAGGATGGGGACAGGGGTATAGTCCAGGTTCAACAAGCTTCCGTCACCATCGTTAGGATTTAAAGAAGTTAAAAGCTTCTTATAGATCGTGGTGTCCTGAGTCCCGTTGGCGTAGTGCCTGTTCCTGTTAAAAACTTCATTCCTGCTACCGTACAAAGAGCTCTTGTCGGTCATCTTTCCCCACTGGCTCTCAATGGCTTTTGCATACTGCAACCCGTAAGCCTTATCCTCTTTTTCTAAAGAACTGGCAAGGGGGTCTGGGAACCCAGACTTAGAGCTCTTGTTGTTGTACATTTACAGCTGATTTAATGCAAATATAGGAAATCATCCGCGTACCTTATATCTGCGGAAAAACAGCTTCTCATCAAGCTTAGATTTTTTGATTTTAGATCTAACCTTTTGAGCAGCAAGCAAGCACAGCCCCGAACTGATTGTAAGGTCAAACTTAGTTCGGTCGTTAACTTTGAATCCTATCCAGTCTTCTAGAGTTCTGTTAAAATACATCTTACCGTACTCACCAGTTTCTCTGTTGATGCCAACGTGATTGTGTATGTAATCCTCAATGGCATGAGCATGAGCCTGTATAACATCTTGTGAGTTAGAAGGGATGCCTTTCGTCTTGACATTTACTTTGGCATTAGCGCTCATCAAATGACGAGGCCTATCCATTAAGTATCCATCATAACCCCTTGATTCAAAGTGTCTTGCGATACCGTATTTGTTGTTCTCAATTAACAATGGGTACCCGTAAAACACAGCTGCCATCAAACAGTCTTCATAGAATATTTTAGCAAGAGGGGGGCGAGACGCATACTCCAGCACAAACATGTTCGGAGGATGCTGCATGTTAAACTTGTTGTACAGGTGAAGCGCCCCTTTGGACCCACGACCATCAACAGTAGCATCAAGGTCATAAGAGTCAACCCCACCAACACCCAGCTCTGCATTAGGTGCAATCCGTTTGTTTCTATCAAACTTCTTTTGGTTCCTTAGCTCTACTGGAGGCATCCATGCTATTCTAAACCTACCAGATGCATCAGGTTTAAATACAACCTCTGTGTCTTGCACGCCGTCCTTCCAAACAAAGTTGCCAACGACCACAGGGTTGGGGAACAACTCGTCGTTGTATTGAACTTGCTCATAGATGTGGCCCACGTTAAATAGACTGCCATCAATACTATCACGAAAGGCCTCGTCTTCTGTAAACGGAAACTGCCTTACGACTTCGTTCAGCTCTGATGCGTCATTCTTTAGGTTCTCTCTTTCGTTTTTCAGGTAAGTCTTAGAACCAAAAACAATGTCCTCACCATCTATGCCAGCTACGATCTCATCTGGGTCAGAGTGTATGGCGCGACCATGCTTGTCAAAAAACCCCTCAAGAGAATCATAAGCAGGTATAAATAGTCTATACAAACCACTTCTGGTCCTACCGTTTTTGTTTCTTTCTTCAGGATTAGAATCTCTCCAAAGATCTTTGTACTCTTTTCCACCCTTGTCCATAGGGTTGACGGTGCTGCCCACCATAGCCTTACCTACTATCCTTCTACCTACGATAAGACAGGTTCGCTGTATGCGCCAGGCATCCCTAATGTCTGTAGGCTTCTCCCACTTGCCAGCCTCATCAAGATACAGAAGATGTAGCTTCTCCCCATCGTATGCGTTGTTGGTGGTATTCTTCCAGTTGATTACCGTATTAAGAGCCTCGCCCGTCTGCGTAGTCTTATTATTCTTCGTGATTCTCTTAGACGGCTCGCGAAAAGCCAGCTCCATGCGCGGATTGGTCGTTCCATCTTGAATGGGTTTAAAGAAGAAGGGGTAGTGCCTAAACATGTAGACTACCTTCTTCATAAATATATTTTCTTGAGCGTCCTTACCAGTCTTTGACTGAATACCAAGGAGTTTGTCCTTGACCTGGGTCGCCTCATCTAGAAGCACAGACGAGCAGATATTGGTGTACCCGCTACGCCTGCACTTAGTGTATAGCTGCCCGATACATCGGGAGTCCGCCTCACACGCTGCTAAATGTACGAAAATATTTTTTTGAAACTCTAGATAGTCTGGATACCCGATATCCATTCGGGTCCATTGAAGCATCATGTAGTGCCGACCCGTAATATACGTAGGTGCACCGTCGTTATAGAACCAAAAGCCTTCACGCCTACGTCGAAACTCCTCTTCGATATATGGACGAAACTTTTCTCGAAACTCTCTGGGGGTCTCGGCCCACTCATCCATGCTCTTAACCCTAGACAGCTCCTCTGGCATAGGTTTCCTCTGCCACAGCTGCATGTGCTTTGGCTTGCCATATCCTTCAATTTCCTTCTTGGCAGGCTGAGCGGGAAGTGCAATGTGTAAATCACCAACTGAAACAACTTCACCTTTCGTACCGTTGGGGCAAATTGAGATAACATCCTCATCATGGTTATCTGCCTTGACCAGCATACTTCTTCTTGTAGTTCTTAGAAGCCTTAGTCTTAGAGGTTTTGGTTTTAGCGTGAACCCCCTTTCGACGAACTCTTTTCTTTTCGTATGTAGATACTTGTACTTTAGCCATTGTATTAAATTTTGTACGCCCGACAGGATTCGAACCTGTGACCGTCTGCTTAGAAGGCAGATGCTCTATCCAACTGAGCTACGAGCGCATGTCCGCGAAGTGGGACTTGAACCCACATGTAACCAGTTACTCTTTCTACAAGGTATAAGCTTGAGGAGATACTCGCGGCTAGTCTTCGAACTCATCGTTCCAAGATTCCTCCCAGAACTTAAAATCTATTCTGTTGTATTGCCACACTATTTTTTTCCAGTCACTTTGAATATCTTTCGGCGAATCCACCTGAGTAGTCTTTGGTTTCTTCGATTGATCCATTGCTGCTTAGGTCTTTGATCATTTGCTCCAGGCGCTGTCTTTCAACGAGGAGCTCTTTGCAATCCGTAGCTGTCTGTTTAATAGACTGAAGCTCTGCCTTGCGTGCGCTACCGTTGATCTCTGGATCAACAGGCTTTTTGATTTCGTCTATCATATTGTTGATTGCAACCTCCATAGACGACATCAAGCGCGTGGCAGCTTCAATCGTTGTGAACTTCTTGCGTGACAAAGTTGATGTATAAAGGGGTTTTTTCTCCAAGGTATGAACCTACCACATTGTAGTCAAGAAACTCAACGGCGTCATCATAGTCTGTACCGTCCTCCATAAGAATCTCTATCATTTTATTGATGTCGTATACAGCGACTACATTGGCACCATAGGTGCAACCTACTAAAGCATCATCAAATCCATCAGCAGTAAGGCATTCTTCCTCTGCCAATATTTCCATTAAGTGCTCTTTGTCAATCATTCTTCTACATACATTAAGTCTTCAGCACGAGTTCTATAGTATTCCCTACCATCTATCTTAATTCGATAGTCTCTATTTTGCTTGAACCCCACTAC